TGGCTTGGTCCAGCTCGGGCAGCCGTAGACGAAGGCGAACAGCAGGGCCTGCTGAGAATTCAGCCCCCACTCCAGCGCCTTCACCTGGTTAATCGTGACGGTGTATTGCATGTCAGGCCTTCCCGACCTTTGCGGCCAATTCAAGGAAGCGATCCACATACCAGTGAGGCTGCGTCTCGCGGGGGCATTGAGGGCTGGTGAGGTTCTTGCCGTAGGCCATGCCCTTCTCGGTCACGGACCAGAAGTCGACCATTTCCTGCCTGGAGTTTTTGCGCTGAAGAACCTTGAGGAAGCCGTGGGCCTCAAGAGCAAGGTTGAAGCCGCGGGCGGTGCTGGCGATGGCGTGATCTTTGATCAGGGCGGTGATTGCCTTGGTAGGCATCGAAGATCCGCCAGCGGCATCAGGGGCGGCGTCGACGGCATAGCCTGGAAGGAATTTGGCATCCAGGCCGTTGTTGGCGGCGATCTTGGCCAGCATCATCATCTTGCTGGAGTTGGCTGGCTTCAGCAGGCGGTCGAAGCATTCAAGGATGGCGAGCTCTCCGACGATCTTGGAGTTGTTCGGACCTTGGGCAGAAAAGGTGCCGGTCTTGCGAATGCTCGGCAGGACCTGGCCCACCACCCACTCTTCAAACTTCTCCGCGGCCGGCAGCTTGGACTTCATCACCAACCGGTACAGGTCCCGCTCCGGGATGATGGCCATGAAACCACCACCCTGTTTCGGGGTAGTGGTCGCAGCCTTGCAATGGCGGGCCACCGCGTTCTCAGGTTTGGAGTAGCCGAGGGCGTCAGCGACATCGCGCGCGACAAACCACGGATCCCCGAGCTTGTCGGTGATGACCCTGATTGCGGCGCCGTCGAAGTCGAACGGAATCACTGCTGAATTGCGCGCCACGTTTTCAAATTGCGAAAAACGTGGCGCGAGCTTGTTGAGGCTATTGATCGATTCTGTGTGTTGGTGCATGATTCGCTCCAGTTGTTTACCGCTGTAGAAAAAGCCGACCTCGACCGTCGGCTTTTTTGTGCCTGGAATTCAGGCAATGGATTTCAGTGCTGGCTTACCGTTGAGCAGCGCCTCAGCCTTCCGGCGCAACTCCCCCGCCTTCGCTTCAACCTGGCGGCACTGCTTAGCGAAAGCTGGCAAGTGCGGCAGGTCCTGCTCGCACATCACCTGGTCGTCAAAGACTTCACTGCCGGTGTCGATCACATCGCCGAGGGCGCGAATCAGCGCACCGAAGCTTTTGTTCGCGCATTGGTCACTGGTCATCTGGCGGGCGCCGGTCAGGCCGTGGCGGCTCGCCAGTTCGTTCAGGCAGTGATCACGAAATTCGGGCTCAAGGGCGTTGACCCACGACTCTTCCAGCCAGGACGGCATTTCCTGATCGCCGTTCAGCCAGCGCTGTACGCGCTTGAGCCAGCGGCCGGTCGCTTTGATGAACTCACCTACATCGTTTTGGCGGGCCAGCTCTTCAAAGTCAGGAACCTTTGCCAGATCAATTTTCGAAGAAGGCACAGCCAGATAGATCTCGCGACTCAGCGCCTGGGCGAAATCGTCTTGGCTCAAGCTCGTGCGTGCAATCTGGTTTTGGGCATGGGCGACCAGCACCTGATCACGGGTTTGTACGGTGTGTCTGGAACTGGACGTTTGCATGGGGACTGCTCTCTTCTAATCTGGCTTCAATGGAACGGCGGACAGGGATGTCAGGCGGCCTGAGCCTTCTTTGCTGCCTTGAACTTTCCTTTGGAAAGGACCTGAATCTGGTACTGCCGGGATTCGGGAATAGTTTCCCCCCACATGGTCACGGCACTTGGGCGAATACCCAGAGCCAATGCCAGCTTTGTCTTGCTGCCGAAGAATTCGGCGACTTCATGCGTATTCATTTCGCATCCTCGTTCGACTCTGACGCAATTTCAGCATGCTTAAGTTATCGAGTCAACGGCGTTTTCTGCCTACTGCATGCTTAAATTCAGTTAACTTAATATTGGGTCCATGGAAAGACACGAACGTATTGCCCGAGCCATACAGCTCAGCGGGAAAAAGAAAGGGGAAATTGCAGCGCTCTGCGGTGTTGCGAATTCGGCCGTCACTCAGTGGATTACCGGTGAGAGTAAAAGCCTCAGGCCGGAGAACCTTTACGCCCTAGCGAAAGCGACCGGTTTCCGGGCCGAGTGGCTTGCTATTGGTGAGGGTGAAGAGCGCGAGGCTTCAGAATCGAACGTCTCCCCCGCCGCGCAACCCACCAAATCATTCCGCTACCCGGTAGTGAGCTGGGTTGCCGCCGGGGCCTGGGCGGAAGCGGTGGAGCCATACCCAGCCGGAATCTCGGACACCTACGAGTTCTCAGAGTATGACTCCAAAGGCCCGGCGTTCTGGCTGACAGTTAAAGGCGACTCGATGACCGCACCCGCCGGTCAGAGCATCACCGAAGGCACTCTGATTCTGGTGGACACCGAGGCTGAGGTCGCACCAGGTAAATTGGTCGTGGCCAAGCTGCCGGACAGCAATGAAGCCACTTTCAAGAAGCTGGTCAGCGACGGCGGTCGACTGTTCCTGAAGCCGCTGAACCCGAGCTACCCAATCGAGGCGGTCGACGAGAATTGCCGAATCGTGGGCGTGGTTGTCCAGGCGCTGCAGAAGTTTTACTGATGCCATCCGCACTTGGAAAACCGTCGAGCTCATGGCGAGAGCAGAGCTTCTGGAGCAAGGTCGGGGTCATTGCTTGCCTGGCGCTGCTTATGATGATCCCTGGATACTCCGACGCGGCCGGGCTTAGCTGGGGCTCATCCGGCCGCAAGCGGGTCTTCAGCCCTGGCTTCGTTGTGCTCTGCGTTTTCGTGGCGGTGGTTGAGCTGATAGTGCTGAACCACTTCTATGGCGCGCGGGTGAGGTGAAGGCGGGAAGGATTTTGCGAGGGGAAGGCTGAATTAATTGATTCTTTCGACTCAAATACAAGCTTAAAGAGCGGCGAGGGATAGCAGTGAAGCTTGAATGGGCAGAAGTGGTAAAGGGTACGGAAAGGCCTTTAGGCATAGGAGTTACAGGCGCAATGCGCTGTACTGCGCGTGTGAACGGCTCCATGGTCGCAGCCATACTCAAGCGAGGGCCTAAAGAGCAGATCGTGGCAGAGGCTTTTTGCGCCATGTTGTTGAGGGCTTGGGGTCTTAACGTCCCGCCCTCCTACTTAGTTGAGGTCGAGGAGGGGCTCGCTTTTGCGAGCGCCGATATAGGATATCCGAACCTTTCTCAGCGGCTAGGCATAGACATCCTTCAGCAGGGTACTCCTGAGTACGAAGCTGCTTTAATTGTAGCCTGCAAGTTGATTTGCAACCTCCCGTCTGCCCCGCTCGCAGCTACCATCGACGAGGCAATAGATAACCGCGACCGGAACTTTGGAAACGTGCTTTGGGACGGCGTAACAGAGGCCTGGATAGATCACGCACATGCACTCGGAAATGCGAGAGGCGCCATGGCTGATGCGAATAAATTATGCATCATGGCAATAGCCTCGGGAGTGACCGAGTCATTCAGCCAATCTGCGATTGCAGCATGGTTGGTGCTTGATCGTGAAGCCCCTAAATATGCATCTGATGGCATTCTTAGTATCGCTGACATGAATGGACCGGTTCGCAATATATGCGCGAGGCTGACAGTGATGGGTAACCGCCTGCTCAGTCGCTTTCCTTCCCCTCATGACCTACTATCAGGCGCATGAATACTTTATCGCATGACCAGTCATCAATAGCACTCCACCCATGGAGGCCACTTTTTTGGGAACCGGTTTCTGGTACCGGGGAACGCCTAATGGCGGGCGTATTATTCTGCTACGGGGGCCAGTGGGAGGCTGTCAGGATTATTCGTGATGACGTGCTGGCCGCGCTATATGGTCAAGACGCAGCGGCTGGAGCCATCAATCTCATAGAATTCGGGCTGAAAATATTTGGCGAGGCGGCTAAGTCGGCTTCATCCCTGGAAAATCTCGGGGTTTCTATTTCCGGCCTTTTCGCTGGGGAGGAAAGGGCGACTGAGGCAAGCTCAAAATCTGAACTTCTCAGGACTGCCGCCCTTTTGTATTCAAGCTTAGCGAATCTTGATAAATTCGACTCAGCGCAGGAGCAAGACGTCCCTCTTTCAGAGGAAGTGACGAAGCGATTCAGTACAGAGATAAGGGATATTGTCACGAACGAGCATCCAGATCTTGAGCAGTATTTCGGAAGATATGCCGTACTAATTACGGGTGGCGAAAAGGTACGGTTCGGCTTTGTATCTCCCAAGGCCGCGCTCCACTTCAATGTAGTGACCCCTATCCGGCCCGGGCCCAGCATCCGAGATGCCAGAGCTAGGATTTTTGAATTGCAGCGCTGCCGCGAAATTACCGGCCTCAATACTGCAGTGTTAATCTCGGCGGTCCCTAGATCGGATGATCCTACCCTGGGCATCCGGCAACGGCAGAATATCAAGCTCTTGAATGAAGAAATTGAAGGTGAAGCCCGATCTGTGGGGGTTGGTTACCTTCCAGTGCTTTCGGCAGCGGACGCTGCCAAGCAGGTTGTCCTGATCGGAGCATAACCTTTCGGACTCACCCAGTAGCCCGGCCCAGCGCCGGGCTTCTTGTTTCTGGCACACCCCTTCTCTGCTATTGTGGCGCCCTCAGATCGCAATGGAAGCATCGAAGAATGGACTCATGGAAGATTGTAGCTGCAGCCCTTATGGTTTCGATCAATGCTCATGCTTCAGAGGGGTCCGATGACTCCTACAATAACTCGATGCTGTCAGTGCTAATGGCTCCAACCTACACCGTTGCGGGAACTACCGGACTTACCATGCTGGCCTCAAATAACTTCAAGCCTGCAAAGGCTGACGCCCTTGCGTTCATCGGCTCAAAAGGCGAGATTCGCGGCGCACAATTTGAACAGGCGGTACGCTTTTATCACACGACTTACGCACCGCCGCTGATGACGGACCAGCAGCTGGCCCTGGCGATCGCGACTACATACTGATACCGACCTTTACTCTATCCTCAGCGTCGTGATTCTTGCCTCCGGCGTAACCGCCAAATTCATCATCTGGGCCAGCCACCAATGCCTTCCATCGTCTATGCCAATGAGTTCGACATCTGCGTATCAATGTCCGATTTAGTTTCATGGATAGGGGACGAGCACTCACCCAATGCGGATTTAGATGCCGCTTTGATCGCCTCTGGAATCGAGCTAGACATTGCAAAACTGTACGACCACTACTTCGAAGACACACCTATTGGTTCTGGTGACGTTCATGTCTATTCGTCTGCCGTGAGCGAGAGCCTGCTGGTCATAGACCTGTACCGAGATCTGACCGACCAGCTTGATTTAATTACCCTCTCGCTGAGAATTGACAAGACTCAGCTCAATTTGTCGATACCACTCCTCAGACAATTTTTTGATACCGCTGAGTGCCAGGTACTTTTTAGTCAATCTACCCACTCAAAGCGATTGCACTCACTGATAGATGAGAGCAGGTACCCTTTACTGATCAACGAGAGCGGATACCGGCAACAGATAATTCTCCATAAATGACGTGCGCTAATTACGGGCACTGCCTTCACACCCCTTTCACAATCGAGCGCCTATGGTGATTCCAGCTCCTAGTGAACATCCCTTTAAGCCCGCCCTCCCTATCGCGGGCTTTTCTTTGTCTGCGATTTGGAGGGCCGACACTCGCCCTCCCCGACTTACCCGACGACGGCTATACACGCCCACCTTCAAAATGACACGATAACGTCTCGCCTTCGTAAGTAGGAATACAGGATGTTCAGTCACGTCACCGTTGGGACAAACGATCTTGATAAGGCATCTACCTTCTATGACGCGGTGCTGATCCCTTTGGGGCTCTGTCGCAGGCCTGTAACGCCTGATGGCGGACCACCTTCGGCATGCTGGATTAAGCCAGATAGCGTTCTCCCTCGTTTTTATGTGTACAGCCCCTATGACCGTGATGAAGCCGGAGCAGGGAATGGCAGCATGGTGGCTTTCACCGCACCATCTCCTAATGCGGTAGACAGCGCCTATGCAGCTGGGCTTCTTGCGGGCGGATCTGATGAAGGTGAACCTGGCCAACGTCCCCACTACGGTGGCGGTTACTACGGTGCGTACCTACGTGATCCAGATGGCAACAAGGTACATATCGCTCATCGTGGAGATTTGGACTTGGCGGTGTAGCCGCCGCTCACCGTATTCGTTTAAAGCCCGCCCAGCGCGGGCTTTTTCATGCCTATCGGAATGGACTCACCATAAAATATGCATTTATGCATGAAAGTCCCTGCCCCCCTCTTGCCAAGATATGTCACCACCAATACTGTGCACAAATACAGTACTCGCAAGGAGCGAAGCATGATCCAGGCACCCTACCCCACACCAAAACCGAGAAACTCCTACGAGCTTGTGGGCCATCGCCTGCAACGCATAATTGCCTCCCCCAGAGTGCAGAGGATTCAGTTGGTCGAGGTTTCCAGGCGAGACGATGAAAGCCCTGAAGCCTGGCGCCAGGTCATCCAAGACATCGGCGACACCGCGGGCATAAGGGTCGAGCACCTGGAAGACGGCGCCGTCCGGATCGGCTGGCGCGAGTACTGCGATTCCTAAATGAGCCCGCCAATGAGCGGGCTTTTTATCATCTATAAATTTCAGCATTCTGAATTTATTTATTCAGCATGCTTGACACGTTAATTTCAGCTTGCTTAAATTCATCTCAAGCCAGCAACGAACACTGCCGGCCAACAGCGAAAGCAGCACCGCTCTTTAGCGACACCCCTTGCCGGATCACTACCGGCCCAGATTCAAAGGCAGCGATGAACCGGCCTCAACGGTTCAGAGGGTTGGCAACTGACCCGGGCGTGCAGCGTAAAGCGCCAAGAACAGTTATCCAGCGGGAGAACAAGCCGAAAGGCCCGCGGCTGGAAGAACAATCAGAAGATAGCCGGAGGCCGACGCCAGTAGCGGGCCCCGACTGGACAGCATCACTGAGCAGCCTTCTCGCGAGGGCTGCTTGGGATGACAACCGAGCCCTGGAGGGCGATGCAATGTTCAATTTCACCAGCACTGAAGAAAAAAACGGAAAGACCATCGCACGCCTGGGCGAATACACCGCTCACTTCACTAGTAGCGCTCGCAACACTCGGATCACGGCTGTCGTGATCGCCGACGAAGACAGTGGAGAGTGCCGCGCTACTGGTTCGCTGTTCTACCACTATGACGCCGCTGCCCAAGGGCATAGCCACTGCGACACAGGTGCCAGGCAGTACGACAACAACGTTTTGGTATGACGGACCTTTTCACTGATGCACCTGGTTGCCGGGTGCATTGGGAAAAAAACCGGAGTGCAACTCGATCATAAATTTGCTAACCATGGAGGTCGACGAGTGCAGCTCCGATCTTACTTCGAATGAAATAAGTGATGCCGCCGACTGGTATGCCGCTGGCGGCGCTCCGGTCGAAGTTGTTATTGAATTGATGGTGTAAAAGATGGTTGCGACCTGCCCTGTAAAAAGGGTTGAGGTCGACTCATAAATTGATCGTTCGATTCGTCATCCAAACCGGATTGCACAAGAATCGCAATATTGCCGTCCTGCCAACGTTTCATTCTCACATTGCTGGTTGTAGCAACCTTCCATCAATGAGGGATCAACATGTTTTTTAAATACACGCAGCTGTTTTTCGGTAAGTGAATCGAGGCCTTCTGCCAACACCTTTTGTGCGATCCCACCGGCTGCACCGTCCAGCCCCGCCTCAATGAGTTCCTCGAGTGCTTCTTTTTGGTCTTCTTCAGTCAGTGTTTCGTAAATCACATGTCCACCTTAAAAGTCTCTAAACGGCGATTTTTAACCGTGAAATAGGTCGTCCGCTACCTCACTCATCTTTGTACCATCAAATTTTGGCGTTACTCAATGTTCTAAATCGTTAATCGGCGCGCCCTTTGCGATCCGACACCACCCGAGTGCACTCCCCCCTCCCCCCCCCGCGCCCAATGGAAACCAGGGGGAGGCATGAGTGTTGACGAATACAGGTGAACAACCCGCCACCTTGGAGGCGACCATGAACGCAGCATTGAAGATTTGCCAGGAGCGTTACGACGCTCAGTTGCCTCCAGAGGTCAGCGAGAGCGATGAGGTGACTGACTGGCTTGAGCATTCGGCGGAGCGCCTGGTGTGCGGCGTCGACATCAAGTGGAAGCGCCGCTACGGCCAGCCGCAGGTTGTGACGTTCGACCGGTTCTGCACTGTCCTGCAAGGCCACCTGAATCAGCGCCAGATCGACGGCCTGGACCAGCGTGATTCGTTTGCCCGACTGCTGCTGTCGGCAATGCTCGGCAGCCAGAGCGATACTCGGGCCCACGCCGCCGACCTGCTTGGCCAGCAGCGCCCGATTGAGGCGGTCGAGAAGATCGCTGTGGCGCTGCTGAGACCCTACGCCGAAGACGCGGTAGCAGCGGAACGGGAAGAGCGCGAAGACGACGTGGATGCCGATCTATGAGCCCGCACATCCTGATCGATGAGGCGCTGGAGGCCCTGGAGCATCCAGCCAGCGAGCCCGGTGCCCAAGCCGTCGTTGTGCGGATGATCACAAACATGCTCACCGGCGACGCGATCACTGTCGAAGAATTCAACCACTACTGCCAGCGCCTGCTGAAAATCACCAGGCACCGCAAGGAGGCTGCATGACCACCGCACCGGTTAAATCGCTGATCGACGAGCAGCTCGACGACATCGAGCGCCGCATCGCCATCCTGGGCTCCGGCCGGCCCTTCAACGAGCTCATCGGCCGCAAGCGTGAAGACCTGGTGCGGGATCTGCCTCAGCGCCTGGCGCCAACCATGAAGGGTGGGCGGATTGCGGTGAGGGTTCGGCCTTGACTCCCCACCAGCGCACCAGGCGCATGCTTATCTGGCGCGGCTCTTTCTCTGCCCTCTCCCTCTTCACCTTCCTGATGTTGCTCAGCGCCCTCGCTGATCGAATCACTCAATAACCAAACACCTCACAGCGCCCCGCAAGGATGGCGCGGGAGATAGTCATGCTCGCAGCAATTGCAGATCGCATCCGTTCCAAATCCTACGAACTTCCCCTGTCCCGCGATTACGTCCGCCACTGGGGCCTGAAAGAGGCCATCCGGGAGCTGGTACAGAACGCCCTGGATAGTGAGTCGCCTTTCGAATACGCCTTCGCTGACGGCCAGCTGTTCATCACCAGCCGCTTTGCAAGGCTGGAGGCCAGCACCCTGGTGCTGGGCAGCACGTCCAAGTCTGACCGCACTGATGCCATCGGCAGCTTCGGCGAGGGCTACAAAATCGCCCTGCTGGTGCTGACCCGGAACGGTTACGACGTGAAGGTTTGGAACGGCAACAAGCAGTGGGTGCCTGAGTTCCGGCACAGCGACCAGTTCGACGCCGAAGTGTTGTGCATCAACGAGACCCCGGCGCACCGGCAGAATCAGGGTGTTGAATTCGTTGTCTCCGGCCTCACCGATGACGACGAGGCGGAAATCCGCAGCATGTGTCTGCGCATGCAGCCACCAATGAGCGACGTGATCGGCACCAAATACGGCCACATCCTGCCCTCCAGGCCCGGAAAGCTCTATGTCGGCACGCTATATGTTTGCGACACAGACCTGACTTACGGCTACGACATCCTCCCTGAACACCTGCAGCTTGAGCGTGATCGCCAAACGGTGAGCGGCTGGGATTTGAAGCAGGTATCCAAAAACGCCTGGATCGACACAGGGCGCATGGATGAGGTGGCAGAGAAAATCGAGGCGGGCATTCCCGACGTTGAGTACGTCGAGTACGGCAGTACCGAGCTTGTACGGGAGGCCTGCTACAGGTTGTTCCAGCAGAAGCACCCGGGCGCCATTGCTGTTCAATCCCAGGAAGAGCTGAACAGCCTGGTCAAACAGGGCATGACCAATACCGTGGTCGTGCGCGGCGCTTATTACTCGCAAGTCGCCAACTCGACGTCATACAAGCAGCAGATCTCCCACGTCGTCGCCATCCAGACGCCCAAAGCCGCCCTAGAAGAATGGTATCGCGACAACAAAAAATACATGAGCAGGCTGCCGGCGGCTTCCTTCAAGGAGCTGGCCAAGCGTGCTGACGGCTGGAGGAACAAGTGATGTCCGAGAACACCAGAATATGGGATCAGGTCGAAACTACCGACCCCGATGTCACCAAAAAATTTACCGGCGCAGGCGGTTTCAAGGGTACCGCCATCAGGCCCACTTACCTGATGCATCGGGCGACAGAGCTGTTTGGCCCGTGCGGTGAAGGCTGGGGCTGGACAGTTCTTGAGGATCGCTTTGACGAAGGCGCGCCCCTTCAGGCGCCAACGAAAGAGTGGCCTGGAGCGCCAATGATCTGCGCGAAGGTGCATACCGTAAAGGTAGAGCTTTGGTACACGGGCAAGGCCGGGCAGAAATGCACAATCCAGCAGTACGGCCACACACCATTCGTATACCTGCAGCAGGGGAAAATCCTTACTGACTGGGATACGGCGAAAAAGTCCCTCACCGATGGCATTGGTAAGTGCCTGCAAGCCTTGGGCTTCGCAGCTGACATTTACCTGGGCATGTTCGACGACCCCACCTACGTCGACACCATCACCGAAGAATTCAAGATCGAGAAGGCTGAAGACAAAGACGCCGAAATACTGCGCCAAAAACAGGAGCGCATTGACTGGCTCGCCTCGGCTGTTGAGACCATCGGCAAGGCGGTAACCGCCTACGAGCTGAAAACACTGAACGTGAAATACATTCGTGAGGCAACCCGCCGTAACGAGCCGGCTTTCATCGCGCGGATCACCCGGGCGTTTGAAGAGCGTAAAGCCACCCTGGAAAAATTGACTGAGGACGCAGCATGACTCAACTCTACGCACTGACCGGCAAGCTGGCTGAGCTCCAGGCCATGACCGACACCGATGATGAGGGCCTGAAAGAGGCTCTTCAGCATGCCATGGACGAAGTGCAAGGCGACTTCAACGACAAGGCCGACAACATCGTCATGTTGCGCCGGAACATTGAAAGCGACGTGACGGCCATCGACAACGAAATCGAGCGCCTGGCTGAACTCAAGCGGATCAAGTCCAACAGCGTGTCGCAAATCAGCGACTACCTGCGCCGCAACATGGAAGCCGCAAACATCAAGTCGATCAAGCGTCCGCTCTTCACCATCACTCTAGCGAAGGGTAGTGAACGCGTGATCGTCGACAACGAAGACGCGGTGCCGGACGAGTTAACCACTGTGAAGTCGAGCATTGCTCCGGACAAAAAGGCCATTGCCGCCAAGCTCAAGGAGATCCGCGAGCATAACGAGACGGTCCGTAAGCGCATGGCCGCCGGCGAAGATGCCGAGCATGAGCTGATCGAAGAACCGAAATGGGCTCACCTGGAGCGCGGCGACAGTTCAATCAGAATTAAGTGAGGCAGCCATGATCAGCAACCACCTCAGCCTGGTCGAACAGCAACGCCAGCACGCCGATTCAATATCGGAGCGCACCGCGCAGTTCCTGGCGGCCGGCGGAACGATCTACCTGGGCCAAAGCCCGGCGATCAACCCGCCACCGGCGAAGCGCTCCACCAAGATCGACCCCGACACCATCCTCAAGCGCCGCAAGCCGCCAATCTCAAGGGCAGAGCGTAACGCGCTGCGCAAACTCGCGGAGGCACTATGAAAAAGCGCAAGCCGCATAACCTGCAGGCACGCGTCGCCCGGTCGTGCCGCTCCCTGCTGGCATCCAATCACGTCGCAGTGGTCAACATCGACCCCAGTGGCCGCCAGGGCATGATCAATTACAAGTCGCTGAAAAACATCGCGCCGGGGAAGATTGGCCAGGCCGTCTGCGGTATCCCGCACCGATGGACGATCTACCTCAGCGCGCTTTGCATCGACGCCCGCGGCGACCGCTACAGCAAGTCGGTGGAGTTGGCGCCCGATGGTGTCTACCTCTCCGATCACCTGGAAGACGTGATCGAGCATTGCTACAAGAAGCTGCGCGACGAGGCCAATAAAAGCCAGATGGTGGCCTCGGGCTGGATCGCCATTCCTGAAGCGATGTCGCTGGACGAGGCACACGCCGCGCGAATCTTCGAAACCGCCGGCGCCTGGCACCAGGTGAAGGTCGATTCATGCGCCGCATAGCCCGCATCCAGCAACGCAAACGTCATACCTGGCTCGCACTGCCGGCCAGCGCAATAGAAGAGGTAGGCCATGGCAGCAGTACCGCAAGACAAGCGCTCGGCCAAAACTGCCAGGAAGCGCGTGGCGAATGCAGAAGAGGAATTGAGGCTCAGGGTTCGGCCCGGCACGCGTCAAGCGCTGGCCGACCTGATGGAGTGGTCAGGCATTACTGAGCAAGGCGAAGCGATGACACTGATGATTCATCGCTTGCACGAACTGGGCTCAAAGTCCAAAGCGATACTTGAACCGCCACGCCACGAATTCGAGATAACCGAAAACGTGGCGCGGGAATTCCGAAATAAAAGCCTACTCGCCATCCAGAAAGATCCCGGCGACGAGATCATTGAACCACGTTAATTACTCTTCTTCATCGAAGACATTTACCGAAAGCTCAACAGAGAGATCGTCTTCGCCAACGCCGGCTGCGGCCAAAACCTCCGGTGGAGTAGCCTCGTTGAAAACAGCGATGTAGTTGTATATGAGCCCGTCGTCGCTTTCGTTGGTATCGATAGTCACATAGTTATCGACATCTTCTTCAGAGATTCCCAGCGCCTTTGCGACGGCAGAGTTACCTGCTTCACCTTCGTGTCCGTGTCCCATATCCAGCTCCTATATCCAGCCCAATGCCGGTCACCCGTAATACCCCAACCCAACCCAAATGCCACCACCGGCCACGGAGGGCGGCGCCTACCTGAGGTAAACGCAATGCCCATTCGCCACAGTGTCATCCACAAGATCGACAAGAAGCCCGACGGCAGCCCGGCCATTCTGTTCCTGGGCGCATCCGAGCAAGTCGAAAGCCAAGCCCGCGACGACCTAATGAGCCAGCTCAACGAAAGCTACAACGCCACCGCCGGCAAGGGCTGGGGGTTCTTCCACCAAGAATCAGGCGCACACCCGTTCAGTGGCTGGCTCGGTAAGTACCTGGCCGGCGGCACCGACTTCCTGTCGTTCAGCACCACCGCCGTCGAACACCTGACCAAACTGATGGAAGAGTCGAACCTCACCACCGGCGGGCACGCCCTCTTCTGCCACTACCAGCAAGGCCTGACCGATTACCTGGCCATCGCCCTGGTGCAGGAAACGGAAGCGGTGACCATGACCGAAGAACTGGCCCTGATGACGATGAAGCGCCTGGACCTGGATCACATCCGCCTTGCGGCGCGCATCAACATCAGTGAATGGCAGACCAATCGTCAGTCGAAACAGTATATCTCCTACCTGAAGGGCAAGCAGGGCCGACGGCTCAACGACTACTTCCGCGACTTCATCGGTTGCCAGGAAGGAATCGACGGCCCGGGCGAAACCCGCACGCTATTGAAGGCTTTCAGCGACTTTGTTGAGAGCGAGAACATGGTCGATGAGGCGGCGCGCGAGAAGACGGCCACCCTGGTGAACTATTCAATGGCCCAGGCCAAGATTGGGGAGCCGATCACGCTCGACGAGCTGTCGGGTCTTATCGACGAAGACCGGCCGAAGATCTTCTACGACTTCATCAAGGCAAAGGACTACGGCCTTTCAGATACCCTGCCACCGGATAAAAAGACGCTCACCAAATTCCGGCGCTTCACTGGGCGGGCTGAGGGCATGTCGATCAGCTTCGAAGCGCATCTGCTGGGCGACAAGATCGAGTTCGACGAGGCCAGCGGAACGCTGACTATACGCAATCTTCCGATACCGCTGACCGATCAACTGAAACATGCAGGCGCCTGATCAGAATTATCCGCGCCACGAAATCGTGATTAGCGAAAACGTGGCGCGCATGTTTCGCAACGAGAGTTTGGCCGAGTTGCGATGAGCGCCGGGCGATGAAATAATCGCGCCATTTGGCGATCAGGGGCCACGATAACCTTTCGAGCCATTCCCTCAGATTGCATCACGATTTTTGGGTAGTACTCTGACGCGCTCTGCGATCTCCTCGATGGTACAGGTACCGTTCAGCATTCCATCCAACATATCCACCCTTTCACCATCGAAATCTTGATTATTGATGCATGATCCAACCGGCGCGATAATAAAATTGTAAGGTGTCAAATATCGAGTTCTCAACTCTGCATTTCCATCAAGCGAAACAACCTCTTCATCTATTACAGCAGCACCGTCATCGTACTCCTCTCTGGAAATACATTTACCCCTGAAGAGTGCGAATTCTTCAGAACAATATCCCCTTGTTTCCGCGCGACGCTTAACATCGCGATCTGGATAGACTCCGCTCGGCTCCATCGGAAGGACTTCAACGTAAACAAACTGTTGCCAATATGCGCCGATGTCAACCGCAGCAACTTTCTTTACTTGCAACTCATCGCTATCCATTAACAAGAATCCCGGCGATTCTCTTCGGATAGAAGATATCTGAAGATCGCCATTGCGCCACCACCAGATAGGGGATGTATTCGAGAAAACTAATGGATCTTTTAATAGCAGACACAACCTATCGACAGCAACCTTTGGATCATCAAACCATTGAATCCCTCTTACGCCCGGGAATGCTTGCCCAAAACGCTCGCTAAAAAAAGCAGCACTGCTTTGCAGTAACTTTGGTTGGGGTTTAGGAGGTTCCAAAAAAGGACGAGGCCCGAGCGCTGGCTTAGGCTCCAGTTTTACCCCATATAAATCATGAATTAAATGCTTAAAATTAATGTCATAAGCGTCTGGATTTGTGAAATCTGTATACATTTTGCCGTCTAGGCAAGTTGGCGTTTTAGGATCCGTAGTAGCCCCCCTTACAACGGGGATATACTTTACGCTGTCTTGCTTTCTATAAAGCTCCGCTGTGAGTATCTGCCCTTCGTACCCAACGCCACCCTTTCCATCATTTGACTTTTGATTATAGTTATCGGTACATATAACTAACACTTTGTCGGACGTGCTGAGGCCTTGCTCCATAAATCTAGGCAAGTTACTACCAAGCATCAAATCCCACTGATCAAGGATTGCGTCGAGACCATTGGCTCTCAAGTCAGATGCAAGCTTTAACACCCAGGCCTTGTGTTCATCGCTGTCATGTGAGTATGAAATAAAAACTTTGATTTCTTCGGCTGCCACAATATTCACCTTCCATGAAATAGGCATGAAATTTATCTCAATAATACAATCTCAACCACCCCTATGTGTGCACCCGATAAAGAAGGGCGGCATCTGACTGGAGATAACCCATGAAAGAACATGAAAGCGCCGCACTCACCGCCAGCGTCGCGGAAGACCTGGCCCAGCACCAATACACCCAGCTTGCAAACGAAAACGGCGTCGAGGTTTGGCGCTGCGCACGGCCAGGTAGCAGTTGCTATGGGTTCGACATCTGCGTTACCCGCTTCGGTATGAGCATGATGGGCGATATCGGCCCGCTCGTGTTCCACGTCGGCGCCAGCTACGGAATCAACTTCTTGCGTCATCAGAGCGATGGCTATCTGCATGAGAAGTTGGATGGTGATATCAAGCGTGTGGTGATCGACTTCGACGCGATCCGCGACACCGTGTGCGAGTGCGTCGCCGCCCGGATCGATTACGAATTGCCGAGCGATGAAGTGCCTGAATGGATCGCGGACATCCCGAATAAGGGTGCCACCCTGGAGCAGGCTGAACAACTTGTTGAATGGCTGCGCGAGCGCGATGAGGCAGAAGAAGAGCGCCTTCCTTTTGCCGACTTGGCTGACGTAATCGAGGAGGTCGAGACCTTTGCCGATGGTCGAGACAGCGAGGTGGTGCTGGCCTATGACTTCCTGCGCGAACACGAAGAATTGATCGGTGGAAGCGATCTCTGGGAGTCGACGATCAGCAAGCCATGCCCAAGCCTGATGGCTCGCCTGTACTACGTGCGACATGCCGCAAACGCCATCATGGCAATCAAAGAAGCGACTAGTGCCGCCGCCTGATCCGGCTCCATGCCGGTCACCCGTAATAACCCATATCAACGAATCACGCCAGCCGGCGAGGAGGATGGCTGTTTTCCAAAACTTGTGATCGCATTACTAATCGAACGACAACTAAAAATGCTTTGTTACTTACTAAGGGACAGGATCAGATCGGAGCCTCTGAACCTCAGCTTCACATAGGGCCACATGCTTTTCAATTGCCTTAAAGATAGGGCGCGCAAGAGTAAACCTAGAATGCAATCCAAATCTTATTGCACGCAGTGGATCTCTAAAATCCCCAAGGACAGCTTCAACCTTCTGGCGAATTTCACATACCGCATCTACAAATGTGGCGCTTGGTAAGCTCATTAAATCTATCCGGTCCAAAGTTTTGACCAGTGTCAACATGTCTTCTTTGATAGAGCCAACGTTGAGAGCTTCATTGTCTCGCCCAAAGCTAGAATCGACTACAGATTCAATGTGCCTGAGAATTCCTATAACGCCTGCGCACCTTGCAAGCTCCAGTCTACGAGCCTCTAGGGAGGCTCTGCGCCCTTGAGATCCTGCTATGGACCAGGCCGCCCATATGGAAACAATTGCACCAATTGCTTGTACCCAGCCGGCAATTTCGCTGCTACTCAATGTGTAAGTCCTGATTATCAGCCAGCCGATGTATAGCAGTGCCAACGCCACGCATACGTTTTGTACGGAAAACCAAGGCCTAAAAAGACTCTTCCCGTAATCGTTCAGCATTCTTTTTATCACTCCCCCGACTGTATCCGCCAAATATACCCGGCGAGGATCCCCTATGCCTACTCACAACATCGTCAGCATGAGCGGCGGTAAAGACAGCACTGCTACGCTGCTGGTCGCCCGCGAGCTGGAGGTGCCGAATCTCAGCGCGGTAGTGGCTGATACCGGGCATGAACATCCAGAGACGTACGACTACATCCACTACCTGGCCGAAGCCACCGGCGTTCCAATCCGGTGGGTGAAGGCAGACTTCTCCAGGCAGATCGCCGGCAAGCGCAAGTTCATCGAGACGAAATGGCGCGAAAAGGGTGTGGCGGAGTCCGTGGTGTTGGGAGCTCTGGAAGTTCTCCACCCTACCGGCAACCCATTCCTAGACTTGTGCCTGTGGAAAGGCCGATTCCCCAGCACCAAGGCGCGCTTCTGCACCGACGAACTCAAGCGCAATCCAATCATCGAGCAGGTATACCTGCCGCTCATGGATGGCGAAAACATGCTGCTGTCCTGGCAAGGCGTTCGGGCTGATGAATCGCCTGCCCGCAGATACCTACCAGAGTGTGATGAGGTTGGAGGCGGCCTGTTCAACTACCGGCCCATCTTGAAGTGGACGGTTGATTCGGTCTTCGAGGCTCACCGGGTCGCCGGTATCAAGCCGAACCCGCTGTACCTGCAAGGCTGCAATCGCGTTGGCTGTATGCCCTGCATCATGTGTGCGAAAGACGAGCTCCGGCAGATTGCGGCCAGGTGGCCAGAGGAAGTTGACCGGGTGCGCGAGTGGGAGCGACTGGTGAGCATCGCAAGCAAGCGCGGAGCGGCTACATTCTTCGCTACCGTCACCGACCCCACCGTTAGGTCAGATGACAAGGTCAGCGCCGTAACGCACGGAATTGACAGGATCGTCGACTGGAGCAACACCGCCCGCGGCGGCCGCCAGTTCGACATGGTCGACCTGATCGCGCGCACCGACAGCCAGAACAGCTGCTCTTCAGCCTACGGGCTTTGCGAGTAGATCATTTATTCAAATTTAAATTTCACGCCAGCCGGCGAGGATCCCATATGCCCGATATCACCTACGGCTCTGTGTGCAGCGGCATCGAAGCCGCGACACAGGCTTGGCACCCGCTGGGCATGTGCGCCGCCTGGTTCGCCGAGATTGAGCCATTCCCCTCGGCGGTACTGGCCCACCACTACCCCGACGTGCCGAACCACGGCGACATGACGAAGCTGGCCGCCCTGGTGCTGGCCGGCAAGATCCCGGCGCCGGACGTACTGGTCGGCGGCACCCCATGCCAGGCCTTTTCGGTCGCAGGTATGCGCGAAGGCCTCACCGACCCGCGCGGCGCCCTCACCATCAAATACGTGGAGCTTGCAGATGCAGTTGACTATGTTCGCGCCGGCCAGCGAAAGCCCGCCAGCGTCATCGTCTGGGAGAACGTCCCCGGCGTCCTCAGCGACAAAGGGAACGCCTTCGGATGCTTTCTTGGCGCGCTTGCTGGGGAAGACTGCGAGCTGCAGCCTCCAGGGAAAAAATGGCAGGACGCTGGTTGTGTGTATGGACCCAAAAGAACAATCGCGTGGCGGGTCCTGGACGCCCAATATTTCGGCCTGGCCCAACGACGCCGTCGTGTGTTCGTTGTCGCAAGTGCTCGAGACGGGTTCGATCCCGCCGAGGTACTTTTTGAGCGCGAAGGCGTGCGCCGGGATACTGCGCCGCGCCGAGGCGAGGGGCAAGACGTTACCGGAACAGCTCCTTTCGGCCCTGCGCTCCAGTGTGGATGCGGATATGTATTCAGTGAATCCCTAGGCCAGTATGGTTGCCCGAACTGCGAAGGTGACGAAGGACCGGCGGTCGATATGTTCGGCGGCATCCCGGCGTTCGGCGGGCATAGCTTGGGCGGATCGATCGAGCGTGCTGCAACGCTAACCGCAAAGGACAGCCGACTAGATATAGAAAGCGAGACATTCTTCGTTGCGCCGACGCTTGATGCCAGCTTCGGTCGACTTCAAGGTTGCTCTGGGCAAGATGCAAATCACGGACACGGCCATCTGGTGGTGCATGGCACGCAAGACCCCTGCGTCAGTATTGATCAGGCGCACACGCTGGGCCGGAATAACGGCCAGGAGAATGCTCTGCTCGCCTTCACCCAGAACAGCCGAAGTGAGGTTCGATACATCGGAGCAGATGGGCAGATCGTCGGCGCGCTGGCTGGAGAAGCAGGAGCTCAACAGCAAAATTATCTCGCCTACTCGACAAAGCTGCACCATACCTCGGCTTGCGGCGCGGGCAAGTGGTACGAGGAATACACCGCATCCCTTGATGCATGCTCACCACCGCCGGCACTACTGACGCCAGCGCAGGTCCGGCGCCTTGTCCCGGTTGAATGCGAGCGCCTACAGGGTATGGCCGACGACTACACCCTGATCCCCTGGCGCGGCAAGCCAGCCAGCGAATGCCCCGACGGTCCCCGCTACAAGGCGATCGGCAACAGCAAGGCTGTGTTCGTCGTGATTTGGATAGGGCGACGCCTTCTTCGCCAGATCACAGCAAGCCCGTACGGGAGATCACAGTGATCAAGCGAATGATGGCAGCGATCAGGTTTATCCACTCGGTCAGTCGTTTCATGCGGTAGCGCTCCGGCTTGGTTAATAGCCAAAGCTTGGCGTCACGACACTTTGGAAAACAGTCGTGAAACTTGTGCGGCGGCTTCTTACAACTTTCCCCCTTGACATCACTTCTGGTCGTGACGACCGGCAAGGACTCCCCATGCCTACAGAAAACAAACTCACCCTGAAGCAGCAACGCACCGATCAGGTGAACCAGGTGATCCAGATCATCGGTGCCCACGGCCGGCGCTTTTTCTTCAATCAGGTCGCTGATCGCTACGCCAGCATGGAAGTGGATCAGCGTGGCAAAGTTTGGTTCATCGATGACTACAGCGCGCGGCGGATATTCACACACAAAACAAACTGGGGCGGCCGGTGGCGTGGGTTCAGCCATGGCGGCACGCTTCGGTCGCTGGTCGAAGGGTTCCGGGATTACATCCGCACCGGCGAGCCGATGCACCCAGGCTACCTTGGGCCCGAGCGGTTCGACGACAGCAACATCTGGGGTTATGACGCGGAAGGCATGAAAGCTGTACGCGAGCAGGCTGGCATTCTCCCCGTGTTTCGCCAGGCAGATGCAGATACTGTTTGAATTAGGCCTTTGAAGGAAAAGGCTGCCGAGTCCGACAGCCTCCCTTGGCGCACTTGTGGCAGTTACTTACAGCCAATCCGCGCCGGCAATTGCCCTTGCTTCGACTTCAGAGCTGTCTGCACCTCCTGAGGCAAATTGCTCCAGAAAGTCAGCCCAGACCGTTCCTCAATCTGGTTCACAGTCACCTGGTAGTCGCAGAAGTTGGCCCCTTTCGCCGTCTCCTGATTCATCACGAACGAAGCATAGATACCGTTCTCAGGTGAGCTGCCCACGAAGATGATTTTCCAGTAACCGCTGGGGATTGTGTGGACCTTGTTCGTGCCTGGCAGTGTGCCGACAAAATGCTCATAGAGCGGCCCGGTGGCGACAAACACCTGATCAACGCCAGCTTCTTTACTGAGGTTGCGTTCTTGGTCTTCAAGGCGCGCCCAGGGGCCCTGATTGAGATCAGCTTTCTGCGGAGTGATGTTAGACAGGTAGTTGAGGGCTTGCCAGTCGGGGACGCCTGCCATCGATGCCAGGTTTGCCTGGTGGCCACGGTCGACTTTGAGCGCGACGTTTGCGCCGTTGTAGTCCACAGGGTCGAGCGTTTCACCAGCGGGAATATCCGGGTCCGTCTTCCAGTTACGTGGGCGGCCGCTTGCCGGTGTTTCCTTGGTGATCTTGTACGACACCCAGTTCGCAAACTTTGTCGAACCGTTGTTGTTCAACGTGTACGCCTGGCGATTCAACGTCACAGGACTGCCACCGGTAGGGCATCCCACCGAACAGTTATCGAATTGAACTGCTTGAACAGCCTGAACGCGCGGTGCGCTTTCAATCTGTGCCCCGCCCTCTCGGGTTCGGTCAGTCGTGGTACAGGCCGCAACGAGCGGGATCAACAGAAACGCGAAATTTTTCAACTTAATACTTCCTTGCATGGTGTAGCTCCTTTGGGTGAAACAATTACATCGGGAAATGGAAAATCAGCCCATGCGGTTCCTCCGCGAGCTGACGAAAACATTCAAACATATGGACGTTTCATTTTGGCGCTTGTGAATACCCTTGGCCGGGTAACAGGGGCCGCTTGAAGCTAATCAGAAGAGATGATCGGCAGACCAAGGCTTTGAGTTAGTAGCCCAGAGGAAGGGAGTTTTTAACTCGCGGCTAAATGCGACAGCCTACCGATCAATGCTCACAGCAGGAGAGCCCGCTCCAACAGAATAATAGAGCGTCTGCCGCGCAACACCCCAACAACGAATACCTGAAACGCATGCGCGGCATCTCATTTGTAGCACATTCCACGGCCTTTTCCAGGGTCAAGGTCAAACATTCCCCCCCCTTCAAAGTCAGCCGCTATAGCGGCAAGGATACCTATGCGCCTGAAGAAAGCTGAGCGCGAGCAGGTGCGCCTGAAATACGGTGGGCACTGCGCGTACTGCGGCGTGCTGCTGGGTGACCGGTGGCACGCCGACCATCTGGCGCCGGTGGTGCGTGAGCTGCTGTCCAAGCAGACCGCCGCCGGCACCTGGAAGCTGGTCTCCGGCAAGCCGCTACGCCCTGAGCACGATGTGCTGGAGAACATTATGCCGGCATGCGCGCCCTGCAACATCAGCAAGGGCGGCCAGTCGCTGGAAGGTTGGCGCAGCTGGATCGCAAGACACGTCGAGTCGCTGAACAGCTACACCCCAATCTACCGACTGGCCAAGGCATATGGCCTGATAACCGAGACCGGCGCGCCGGTGGTGTCCACTTCGAAAAGGAGCAGCAGCCATGATCGCCACCCTCTGGTTCGCCTACGTCTTCATCTACAAGGGGCCTGGGCCATGGCTGCAAAGTCCATCCACCCCAAGCCACCCATCATTTTCTTGTAAACATCGATCTTAGAGCAACCGAGAGCGCCGCTGCTATGAAGGAAGCGGCAATTTTCGAAGAAGAATGAATCACATTGAGGAAATCACCGAAGGTCGCCGTCTTCGGATCAGCTTTCAGGAGAAATAGTACGACGAAGCCAAGATAGCAGCCTAGAGCACAACCCAGAAAAGCCTTCATTTCAGAGCGCGCAAAAGCTATGGAGCGTTGAGTTAACAAAGCACCACTGTGGGCGGCGCTTCTTAGCGATTCATTCAAGTTCATAGGCTGGATCCGTCCATCAATTATTGGCCGAAGATAGTAATTCAACACAGACCAAATCCCAATCCCCCTACATGCCTGCCGGTGAGCGGCGGGCGAGGTATTCCTACATGCCCGAATCAGAAGAAGTCACCAAGCTGAAAGCCGAAATCGCAAAGCTTCGAAAGCACCTGGTCAGGCATCACCAGCTGACTGACGCGCCACTACTCAAGAATTATGAGCCATACAAGAGCCTGAACAAGCCCACGCAGGACGACTTCAACGCGGTTCTGGATGACCTTCGTCGCAAAGGCGCCAGCATCGACGGCGACAACGCCTACAAGCCTGACCTGCTGGACTGCGTTGTCGGTGCCCTGGCCACGGGCGCACAAAACTCGAGCCCGCCACCGACCGGGCACTGGGGCCAGCGCTTCTGGGATATCGGCCGGGAGGAACGCGCCAGTAGCGAGCAACTGCTGAAAGCACTGACAGCGCTCACCCAGGTGGCGGGCGAATGCGAGCAGATCGCCAGCAACTACAGCGGCACCATCGACGGAATCTTTGAGCACGGAGGCGACGATCACGAAGATCCGAGCTGCGCGATCTTCCACCGCCTGTACTACGCCATGTTCGACGCGCGTGCCGCAATCAAGAAAGCCACCACCTAACCCACCTAACCCACCTTCTGCCGCCCAGCGCGGCAAGGACACCCCATGTTCGCTATGAAACTCACCCTGACTGTACTGGGCGCTTTGCTGTACCTGGTAGGAACACTCGGCTGGTTCTTCTGGGCCGGGCCTTACCTGCTCGACACCGGCGACACCGAGGCACTGACCTACGCATTCGCCGGCACCTGCGCCTGGCTGCTGATCACCTTCGGCCTGGCAGTTCACATCATCAAGACAGCGCGGCCCACTGTGGACGGCGGGAGGTAGGTATGGCAGCAGCAGAACAGCTAAACGACGGGATCACTGGCGACAAGGTGCCCGAGGCACAAATGGCCGAGATCCTGGGCACGACCCTCGCCGCCCTGCGCTCCAAGCGTGCCAGAAAGCAGATACCTGAAGGTATCTGGAACACTCATTGCGGCAGGATCATCTACAGCATTAGGAGATATTACGAATGGCTCGAAAACCAATGGGTTTGCCCGCAGGAATGGACCTCCACCACGGA